CAAATATCAATTCAAATAAGCAAACCATGAACTTACTAAGACAAATAATTGAAAGGCTAAATCAGCGCATCGAGGTAGCTAATATCTTCGATAAACAGTTCGGCTTATGCGAGCTTAACGCAAATGGCAATGATAAGGCTTGGGTGCATTATATAGGCAATGGGCAGGCTGAGGTAGTAACAAACTTCGATGCAAAGAACGGCACATTGTTTTGGGCAAAGCGTGGTAAGGTAACAGTTAGCAAGACCGATGCTTATAAGGTAAGCGGCTGCAAGCAATTATATATCACCTCATTCCCATTGACCGCTTATGCGATTGTAAAAAAATCTCATCTACCTTGCGACAGCGAAGATGCGCAGGATTGGCTTGCTTCAAGAATTTACAAGCTCTCAAGCGGCACTGACCCACTATTTAAGCAGAGCATCGGAGTAATCAATTACGAAGTTGTACCTTCGGGCTACATAAACGAAATCAAAACACTAACGGCTAACTACGAATGGGCTTGTGTTAGTGTAGATGTCGATGTGCAAGTAATCACTTCGAGCGAAGATGGCTGCTATGATACTTGCGCAACGGGCGATATTCCACTTCCTGACTTGCAACCTTGCACACCTTGCTTAACCGAAGTTGCTGTTGATGGCGTTACAATAATTGGAAACGGAACGGCAGCAGACCCACTCAGCGCAGTTGGTGGCGGAGGCGGCACACCGCTGCGCACGCAGAACGAAGGCACAAACGTAAGCACCAACACAACAACATTGAACTTCACGGGTGCAGGAGTAACTGCATCGCTGACATCGCCAGGAGTGGTTGAGGTGAATGTGCCTGCGGCAAGCGGCGGAGGAGTTACTTCGGTAACTGGCACAGCTCCGATTGCATCAAGCGGCGGAGCAACTCCCGACATAAGCATCAGCCAAGCAGATGCAACAACTGACGGCTACCTCAGCTCGGCTGATTGGACTAACTTCGATGGGAAGTTTAATGTGCCAACAGGAACAAGCGCCGACTACTTAGATGGAACAGGAACACCTACACCATTTCCGACTTTACCAACGGGCACAGTAACTTCGGTTGACCTTACAATGCCTCCTGCATTTTCAGTTAGTGGCAATCCAGTAACAAGCAGCGGAACATTAGCAGTTGCAGCGGCAGGACTTAGCAGCCAGTATATTCGAGGCGATGGGCAGCTTGCAAACTTTCCAACAAATCAAGGCGGCGGCTCATCAGTTAGCTATTATCTCAACGGCTCAGTTACGCAAGATGTAGCAACTTATAAGGAAATGAGTAGAACTCCAATTTTAGGTGCAGGCACAGACTTTCAAAGAACAAATGCTCAAGGCAACGGATTGATTGCACAATTTATCACAGATGCAGGAGACCCTAATTTGCTATCTATACCCGCAGGAAATTGGAATTTAGAATTATTTTTTAGCGCATCTTCGGGGGGTGGTAGCCCATCGTTTTATGTTGAATTATACAAATATGATGGAGTTACTTTTACTTTAATTGCAACAGATTCTGCAACACCTGAAGGCATTACAAACGGAACTACAATCGATGCTTACTTTACTGCTTTGGCAGTTCCTGCAACAACGCTAACTGCTACCGATAGACTTGCAATAAGAGTGTTTGTAACTACATCAGGTAGAACAATCACATTGCACACAGAGAATAGTCATCTCTGCCAAGTAATTACAACTTTCTCAACTGGCTTAACTGCGCTTAATGGCTTAACTGAGCAAGTGCAAAACTTAGCAGTTGGAACTTCGGGAACTGACTTTGGTATATCATCCGTAACTGATACTCATACTTTCAACTTGCCAACTGCAAGTGCAACTAATAGAGGGGCATTAAGCTCTACTGATTGGACAACATTCAATAATAAGCAGGATGCATTGTCAAGCGGCACAAACATCAAGACCATAAACTCCACATCAATACTTGGAAGCGGCAACATTGCGACACCTTTCGAGCTTGTTGTGGCGGCATCAGATGAGAGCACTGCGCTAACTACTGGCACTGCTAAGATAACTTTTAGAATGCCGAGAGCAGTAACACTAACATCAGTTAGAGCATCGCTCACAACTGCTCAGGCAAGCGGCAGCATCTTCACAGTTGACATCAACGAAAACAGCACAAGCATACTTAGCACCAAGCTAACAATCGATAACACAGAAAAGACAAGTTTTACCGCTGCAACTCCGCCAGTAATTAGCGACACAGCACTTGCAGATGACGCGGAGATTACAATTGACATCGACCAAATTGGTGATGGTACAGCAAAAGGATTGAAGGTAATGTTAATCGGTACTGTCGCATGAGTTTCTTAGTTAACCCATATTGGTATCCAAGCGGATGCGACCCTGATGCTGTTGCTTTTTTAACTGCGGCAGGAATTACCGACCCGACAATCACCTCAGCGATTTGCACATTGGTTATTTCAATGAAAGCAAATGGCACTTGGGCAAAGATGAATGCGATTTATCCTTTCGTTGGTGGGAGCAGTGCAACTCATCGTTGGAATTTGAAAGACCCACGCGATTTAGATGCTGCGTTTAGGTTGCAGTTTTTTGGCTTTTGGACGCACTCTGCAAATGGCGCATTGCCAAACGGAACAAACGCTTACTGCAATAGCTTTTTAACACCATCGGTAACATTCGCAACTAACAGCCATTCATTTGGAATTTATTCCCGAACTAATAATGTTACGGGAAATAGGATTTATGGTAGTTTTAGCACTGCTACTCAAACCCTACAACACAATTTAGTAATTACTGGCGGTTTGCAAGGTGCGTTTCAGTCGGGTAATTCGGGCTTTTTATATCCAATAAACACGACATCGTTATTTGTTGCAACAAGAACATCGTCAACAGTATTTAAAGCCTTTAGAGCAGGCGCATTGTTAGGAAGCAGCGCTACTGCAATGACATCATTACCAACATTTCAATTTACATTTGCAGCAAGAAACTCAGGCACAATATTACAATTCACTCCGCATCAACTTGCGTTTGCATTTTTAGGTGCAGGTTTAACCGATGCCGAAGCAGCGACATTATTCACAGATGTGCAGGCGTTTCAAACTACTTTATCTCGAAATGTGTAATTATGATAGAAGTACACCTACTCACAGCAGAACAAGCAGCGTCGTTAATCGGTGTTGAGTTTCTGCCTTACAGCTATTTCAACCCAATCCAAGATGCCGATGGCAATTGGGTAATAACTCAAGAAGAAGTCAATCAGTGTTCAATTGATTGGGTGAAAGCATTACCTTTGATAACTTTTAAACCAATAGAATCATGGCAGGAATAAAAATAACTGACTTACCAGTTCTCGCATCAGCAGATGCAGCAGATGTACTTGTAATTGTTGATGTATCTGATACATCAGAATCGGCAGCAGGAACTACTAAAAAGATTGAGGTAGATAAATTTGCAACAAGCGGAAGTTGGACTCCGACATTTAGTGACTTTTCAGGACCTATTACAGCGGCAACCTTAACATCAGCGACATATCAAAGAGTAGGCAACATTGTAACTGGTTACATTAATGTTGATATTACTTTTGATTTTAGCGCAGCAACTGATGGGAGCTTTGAGTTTACATATCCATTTGCAACAGCAAGTAATTTAGGAGGTGGGAGTGTAAGTTCGATATTTGTTCCTAATCAGTTTAATGGAGGAGTCAAAGAAAATGTAATACATCTATTGTCAGAAGATACAACACTAACTGGCACTTTTGCTTTTTATGCCATCTTCCAATATGAAATCAGTTAGCACCAAAGGTCTTGACCTGATTAAATCTTTTGAAGGCTTGTCGCTGAATGCTTACCTTTGCAGCGCAAACGTGCCGACAATAGGCTACGGCAGCACCTATTATGCAAACGACCAAAAGGTTAAGATGGGCGATAAGATTACCAAAGAGCAGGCTGAGGTGCTACTGCGTAAAACAGTGCGCGACTTCGAGCAGAATGTTAATGCATTACTTAATGGAGTCGCAGTCAACCAAAATCAGTTTGATGCGTTGGTGTCTTTTGCTTTTAATCTTGGAACTGGTGCGCTTGCTAAGTCAACGCTTCTAAGTAAGGTCAAAGCAAATCCTAACGACATAACCATAAGCCGCGAGTTTGATAAGTGGGTAAATGCAGGCGGCAAAAAGAGCAGAGGATTAGTCAAACGCAGGCGCATGGAGGCTGAACTTTATTTCAGCAAAAGCGTATAATAGCCATGAGGCGAAAAATCAGCAAATCTCGGCAAGTATTGGATATTGTAGTTAAACACTGGCGGTCCACAATAGGCTCAATGGTAATTTTAGCAAGCGTCTTTGCCCTGATATTTAAGCAGATTTCAACCGAAACGCTCGCAGCAATTGTTGCAGCGATGATTGCCGCAGGATACATTCCAAAAGCTAAGACCGATGATAACTGAAAGAACTGATACAATCGTAACTCTGAGCAACACTTGCATCTTAGGCAAGGGCTGCAAGATGCACACGCATTATGAAGTTTGGCACTATGGCGAGCCAGTTGAAAAGTTCACTATCTTTGGCAAGCAGTACGCAGTCGACCAATGGGGGCAAACCTACGAGCTTGCGCACGAAAGCTATATCATTCCACATACCGAACAGCCTATGATTCACGATGTTTACGCAAGCGATACAATAAAGCCAAGCAGCTCACCATTCTTGGTGCATCCTAAGCCATATCAGCGAATCGAAGTCAAGCCAAAGACTGTTGTCAAGCACGAGCAAAATATTGATGCTCCAGTTATGGGGATGTTATTTTCATTTACTATCTTGCTCACCGCTTATTGGTTATACAATTCGCTTGCATCATGGGGGAAACTTTATAACGAGCTTCGACAATGTCTCTCTTATTCATCTTAGAGAATAACCTTGATTTGTTTTATGTTGTAACCGATTTGGAAGCTAACATAATAACAAACAATAGCTTATTTAAAAGCTACGCGAGCCACATTCAGCCGAAGAAAATAACAGACATAGTAGATATTGACTCCGACAAAGAGGACTTTATTGATGCGATAAAAAAAGCAATCAGCCAATCTCCTGAGCCAGTGAGAGTATATGCTCGCACCAAGCATAAGAACTTAAGCCATCGCTATAACATTTGGAACTGCTTCGCTATCGGAGACCGCATCACCTTTTTAGGTGTGCAGCTTGTCGATGTTACAAGCATCACCGCACACGAATATCAGAGGCAACGTGCGCTCCTTGAGGAGTTTCGCTTTATGTTAAGCCACGAAATTAGACAACCATTTGCAAGCATCAATTCATTAACTAAAATGCTAAGAGATACGCCATCGGAGACAGAGCAACTTGCATTGCTTGATATGGTAGATTCCTGCGTGTTGAAGTTAGATGAAGCGATTAAAAATTTAGTACGAAAAGCATCACGAGAAATATGACCGCACAAGAATTAGACGAGCGATTGGTAGTAATGACATCGCTGCACGTTATTGAAAATTATATGCCCGTTTGCGTTGCTCTTAATATCTTAGAGCATGAAGTAATTAATAAGCGGTCTGTTGGCAAATTTAAAAAGCAACTATTTAAACTGATAAAAAATGGACTTCAACAAGATCCTCCTTGCAACGTGCTTAGTGCTCGTGCTGCTACTAATTAGAACTTGCGCAACTCAGCCTGCGCCATGTGAGTTTAAATCAACCCGATTTGCTGACAGCACAGTTATTGCAACACAGCGCAAGATAATAGCGCAGAGCGGCTCTAAAGAGGCAATGCAAGCAAAGCAGATTGCAGCACTGGAATTGCAATTGGAGAATCCAGTTGAGGTGGTAAAGTTTAAGACTCGCACAGTTTACAAGACAGAGATTCAACTTGGCGACACTGTTATCATTGACCGCCATCCGCATCTTAGATTGCCTTTAAAGTTTTACAAGGCTGAGAAGTTTTGGGTGATTGGCGGCTCATTGACAAATAAAGGCAACTTGCAAATTGACAGTCTAATAATGAATGCCGACTTCACCTATGCCGTTGGTGATACAATCCGAAAAGGGCTATTCAAGCGCAGAGATAAAGTTATCAGAATGCGCATAGACAATCCAAGTATGCAGATTACTGGAATGAATAACATCTACATCAAAGAAGACAAGAAGTGGTATCAAACCACCGCTTTTAAGTTAGGTGTTGGAGCTTTAATCGGCTTCGGAGTGGCGAAAGCTGCGCAGTAAGCACAAAATTATTTTGCTGATAATCAAGCACTTGCATTGCGAGGTGAAAAAACTTTGCATTTATTTTTGTTTATGTATTGCGTATTTAAAATATAGTTTTACATTTGCCCTATAATTATTCAATCAAACATTTACTCACTCATTCAAAAATTATGAAAGCACAAATCAAAACAAAATCAAACTTCAGAGGTCTTAATGGACAAATTTTAAATGTTCAAGAAATATCAGGTACAAGAGTTAGTTGTAACTATATCTTGCCTGAATCTAATCAAAAGATAATAATAGACTTCAATCTTTCAGAAATAGTTAAATTCATTAAATAATATAAACTAAATCAGGGCGGCTCACTACCGCCCACAATTCAAACCCTTATGAAGACTTATTTCAAATCACACGATGGTACTCAATTTTGGCAGTACGACCACCTTCAGAACTTGCTGCTTTGCATAATAGATGACGGCTGCAAGCAGGGCATCTTTCAAAGATGCGACCTTGAC